GTCCTTGTTCGCCTTGTGGTCCAGTCGGTCCTTGTTCGCCTGCATCACCCTTTTGTCCAGTCGGTCCTTGTTCGCCTTGTGGTCCAGTAGGCCCTATTTCACCATCATCACCTTTGCAGCCTTTTTCGCCATCACAACCCTTTGGTCCAGTGGGTCCTTTTTCACCATCACATCCTTTCGGACCTCGTTCACCATCGCAACCTTTGGGTCCTCTTGGACCCGTAGGGCCATCGCATCCATCTTCGCCATCACATCCGTCTTCACCGTCTTTTCCGTCCTTTCCATCTTTCCCGTCTTCGCCGTCCTGACCGTCTTTTCCATGACGCCCGTCACGACCATCTTCGCCATTTTTCCCGTCTTTTCCGGGTTCTCCATCTTTTCCATCTTTGCCGTCACGTCCATCGCGGCCGTCTTCTCCATCTTTACCATCTTTGCCGTCTTCACCGTCCCGGCCATCTTTACCATCCCGGCCGCATTTCCCGTCTTTTCCGTTTTCCCCATTTTTCCCGTCTTTTCCATCAAATCCATTGCGTCCGTCTTTGCCATCGCGGCCAGGTTTGCCGCAGGTTTTTGAACACGAGGGGTGTTTCTTTTTACTATTTCGACAACTTGTCGAGCGCTTGTGAGAACATTCGTCGTCTGAGTGGCAACAATCGCTTTTTGGCATTGTATATTATTGGGCTAGATAATAAGGATTGACTAAATACAATGACTGCATCTATGCAGTGATTGTATTTTGTATATTTTGTGTAATAGTGTGTATTTTGTGTAATAGGATTGTATGTTATGGCTTAGAATTGACAATAATCACAATGGATTGCCCGCATTTATCGCACGATGTTGGAATGACTTGTTTGGTATCGCCTTCTTGCGCTTTTTTGCAGCGGCTGCATTTCGATTTGTGGGATTTTTTGCAGGATGAGGATTTTTTCGCTTTTTTGCAGGATTTTTTGCAGCAACAGCAATTTCGTGGGCGGTCTTCTTTTTCATTGCAACTTGCGTCACTCCCGTCGGAATAATCCGAATAATCGGAATAAGAATCGTCGCAACGAGGCATATATACATGTATTGATAAAAAATCTCCTAAAGAATTGTGACGGAATATGCAGCCGGTTGTGAAATACAATTGTATAAATTGTAGATTTGTGTAAACAGTATAAACCGAAATGGCTATATAGGTCTATCTATGGAAAATTGCATAAAACTAAGTATCTATGTGCCGGTGGGCGATGTTGTGCCCGACGGATTTGCAGCATGCACGCCGGAAGAAACTGCCATGGTCATTCGGGCCGGATATAGCGCGCTCATGGCGGCAAAATCGGGGTTGCGCGAATATGGACAAGAAGAACTGGCCGAATCCATCCGCACCGAATTGCGTCAGAAACACGATAATGTGGTGGGAGAAATGGGCGCAAAACTCGACAAAACCGAGCGCGAACTGGTGGTGCAAAAGGAGTTATACAAGACGATGTGCGGGGACTTGGAAGAACGCATCGAATCCCAGGTGGCCCGCCGTCTGTCGGCCATGTGTGTGGAGCGCGAGCAATTGCACGCCGAAATTCTGCGCTTGCGAGAAGGCCAGAAAGCAGCGGGCGGCGAAATCGCCGAGCAGGCCATCAAGCTCGTCCACGGCGACCTCGAAAACATGCGCGCCATGTTGTCGGAAAAGGACAAACAGACCGAAACCCTGAAGACGATGTTTGAGAAAGCCGTCGATAAAATAGATACTATAACACAAAAGCGGGCAGTGGTTTCGATTGGGAAAATGGGTGAACATCAATTCAAGGACCTGGCTGAAAAAGCTTTCCGCGATTTCGAAGGATTCGAATTGGTCGATGTGCATTCCGTGGGCGGTCAAGGTGATTTCCATTTGAAATTTCGCGATTTTTCCGTATTGGCCGATTCGAAATTGTATTCGCACAAGGTCAATAGCACATCGCGCGATAAAATCAAGCGGGATTTAAAGAAAAACGAACATATGCATTTTGCCTGGTTGGTGTCTTTAGATACCACCATTGACAAATTCGACAAGGCGCCCTTCATGTTTGAGTGGCTCTCGGAGAAAAAATGCGTGTGCTATGTGAATCAATTGATGAAATACGAGGAGCCCAGTGAGATGTTGAGGGCTGTATGGTTCGCCTGCAAAACGTTGCATTCGATTATGATGGACGGTGACAGCGAAGTGGAAATGGGGAAATTGCGCGAGCGCGAGCTCAAAGTCCGCGAAATTGCACAAAAACTGGTGAAAAATGGACGTGAACGAGAGACATTGATGACACAATTTCGAACAAATTTCGACAAAAACGACGAATTGATTCGCGATATTTTAGACGGTGAAACGAATGCGCTCGTGAATGAGTCGTTCGGTCAAGTGGTGACCTGGTGGAATAGTCATGTGGAGGTGGGGGAAGGGGAATCCATAAAATCAACGGTTTTATGGAATCAATTCAAAAAAGATTGTGGCGACGTGGAAAACATTGACGCAAGTGGATTCAAACAAGTATTGTGCTCCTTTTTGCACGAATCAAAGGTGGTGAAACCGAAAACAAAAGGGGGCGCGCTGGAGATTGTGGGGTATCGAATAAAATCGGTTTGATGACTCATTATTTGCGACTTTTTGTTTTTCTGCGCTTTAGTGTGGTTCGCTTTTTGAGTTTTTTACTGGATGTATTACGACGAATCTTACCTGCTTTGTTAGGTGGTGGGTTAATGATTATAGAATCCGCATTAACAAATTTTTTTGCTAATTCTTCTGGTGTGAAATAGTCATAAATATGAGTATTATCTTCGGCATGATGTAAGCCTATGTATGCTGTTTGGTCTTTTTTTAATACAACGGTATAAATATTGTTATCATTTTGTAGGCCCGTAAGTTTATCACCTGTTTTAAGTGTAGCTAGTAATGGCGTCTTTGTGTTAGTTTTAAGTGGGTTGTATCCCAGCGAATCATTCAAAAACATGCTCTCTTCGTGCTCCATTTCTATACTATATAGTTATACTATTTTTACAGAATGCTATTTATTCTAGCATCGGAAAGCAAACCCTAAAAAAGCCACCGCCACCACCCCAAAAAGTAAACCCATATGGTAATTCCGTTGCATGCCTTTATACATGAGTAACCACGCCTTTGTTTCCTCAGGCGTAGTTAAATGGTCCAACATGTAGGTGGATTTAGGCGACAAGACATAGTAAAAATAATTCGTCAAGAAACTCAGCGACACAACAATACAAACCAGAGGCATGGCCGAGAGAGGGACTTTGCGAAAGCGAGTGTTATAGAGAATGAATAGGACGGCTAGGAGGAGACCGAGACCATATCCCATATAATAAGTGGATGTGCGCTCTTGCACGATTTTGCGGTAGAGGTCTTTTTGTTCGGGTTTTAGCGTATTTTCGTATGTTTTGATGATGCCGGTGGAGGTGGTCATGTAGGTCATATAGACCATGGCCACGACGAAAACGGTAGAAATGGCACAACTGAGCGCACACGGATTAGATTTGTAATTAGTCATGTTACTGCGTAATATGCTATATAGTTATTTAGGATAATAATCGGCTAAAGCAAATAAATTATCTGGTTAGTATATAATGCCATACACGATGAGAAAAGTTCGCAATAAAAATTGTTACCGCGTCTCGAAGAAGGTGCGGGTCAACAAAAAGACGGGCAAAACGGCAAAACGTCGAGTGTTTTCGAAATGTGCGACGCGTGAAAACGCAGTGAAGCAAATGAAATTGTTGCGTGCTTTAGAATTCAACAAAGATTTTGTTCCGAATGCGGTGCGTAAATGACGAACCAGATTTTGTTCCGAATGCTGCACGTAAATAACGAGCCAAATAATATCTACTCATTGTATAAATGACTAGATGTGATATTGCCATGGGTCCGACAGGTCCTACGGGTCCAGTAGGAAGAGGAGATAGATATGTCACTACATTTATGGCAACGATTCAACGCAGGGATATAGGTCCAAATGCTGTTTTGTCGGTAGATGTTGAACAAGGATTGGCGTATTTGCCTGGACAACATGTGTATGTGGTCAGTGAAGACAATCGCAATCGGTTTTATGGAATCGTCAGGTCATATGATACGGGTGTATTGACGATTGTGAACGTGTATAATCAAAATAACGATTTTGTTTATGATGTTGCTATGAAATATAGTGTTGCCATTCACTATAATGGGGGGTCATACGATTCTTATTATTGTGGAACGGGTCCACGTGGAGACATTGGAGCAACAGGACCACGCGGAGACCTTGGACCACGTGGCGACATTGGTGCAACAGGACCACGCGGCGAAATCGGATGTCCAGGACCACGAGGAGACATTGGTGCAACAGGTCCACGTGGAGATATTGGTGCAACAGGACCACGCGGAGACATTGGTGCAACAGGACCACGAGGAGACATTGGTCAACGAGGAGACATTGGTCAACGAGGAGACATTGGTCAACGAGGAGACATTGGAGCAACAGGTCCACGTGGAGACATTGGAGCAACAGGTCCACGTGGAGACATTGGAGCAACAGGTCCACGTGGAGACATTGGTGCAACAGGACAGCGCGGCGAAATCGGATGTCCAGGTCCACGCGGAGACATTGGTGCAACAGGACCACGAGGAGACATTGGTCCACGTGGAGACATTGGTGCAACCGGACCAATGTGTCAATGTGGAATGGGTTCAACCGGTCCACCGGGTCTGAATGGACAAGACGGTGGATTAGTTTTGATAAAATCAATCCCATTTGAATTGTTAAATACCGATACTGCAACGTTTGATAATATTTTTAGTGAAAAATATACGAATTATATCCTTATCATCGAAAATGACAAAATAGAAAATGCTGAATATTTGTATTCAACGGATCTAATTCTACGATGCAATGGTGAAAATCTATCATCGTCGAATAATTATTACAATTATAAAATTTATTTCAATTCTCGAAATGGCCCTCAATCAAAATCGTTTGAAGAGAATATTTTTTCGAGTATTATTCCAAATCACCTTAGTCAGCGTTCGCAATGTGATAAAATAGAAGTATTTTCTCCGTATAAAGATAATTTTATTACGTCGGTTCGTTGTGAAAGTATATCGCAAGGTATATATCCATATGACGGTATGACAATGATGCAGGGATATTTTAATATTGAAAAAAAATGTGACGGTATTGCATTGAAATGGACCACGCGACAGAGAAAAGGTATTGTGAAAGTTTATGGTTATTTATAGAGCGATAGTCGCTCAATAAATAATTTTATTGTGTCGAATATTGAACCAATATGAAGTATGGTATCATGCGTAACAATATCAATGCAACGATTCGACAAACATTCTATTTTATCGATGTAACACTAGGCTCGGAAATTACAGTTGTATAATTTACATGGATGTAGGTATTTACAATACAAGATGTGGAAGATTTTGAGGTGGGCCTCTGGCAAGCTTAGCGGCTACAACATCAGACATGGTGTTGTCGAATGCCTTAAGGATGGCAATTCTTTCATTTACATCATCGATAACTGCTTTAGTGGCGTTAGCAGTGGTGTAAAAATCATCATCAAATTCTGTAACAGTTTCAGTAGCACCTAACACATCGCGAACAGAAATAACAATAGAGCGGTTGTTCATATTTTCAGGTGCAGCGTATGATTTCCATTCTGCTGAGCCAAAACCTAATGCAACTAACGATTTAACTGATAATCCAGATTTAGCATACTGAGAAGCAGCATCAGATAAATCATGAAATAATTTGCGACGTTCAGTCTTGGAGTAAATAGTAGTAGCTGCTAAGTCAACCAATGCAATTTTTGAATTAGTTCCATAGGAGGTGCCTATAAGAGATGCTGCAACGTCGAATGGTAATGCTAAAGCATCAAGGAATGCAGATATATTCGAAGATGATAGAGTAAGTTTTGGGAAAGCAGTTGTAAGATTTAGGTAATTATTTCCAGAAAATGCAGCACCAGAAGAAGCGTTTGAAATTGCAGACTGGATATCCGCAAGGATTTGACTAGGAAGTAATAATTTTGAAAGAGTTTCATAAGGAATTGCATCATAATTAAATCTATATGTCATAGGGTTGCGAGCGGTGCCGGTGCCTATGACTACATCAGTGGTGCTACTAGAATCTACTTTGAAAAATGCATTGGATGATGCGACATTATATCCAAGTAAAGCTTCAACCACAGATAAAGCGTATTCGGTAGTGTGAGTAGGTAAGCGGCGTTTGTTTTGAAGATTGAAAATTTCAGAAGGGGTATAAGTATTTGAAATTAAAGCAGGTGACCAGTTGTTATCTCTAGCAATACCAGGAGTAATAGAGAAGTAGGTTTTTAATTCAAATGAACTAAATCCGGAATCAATCGCATAACCATCAGTGCTATAAGCTATAGTTGCAGTTTCAAATAAGTCAAATAAACTGATGCCCAATCCGGATACAGCAGTCGCGCCTAGGAAAGCGCGATAAAACTGGATAGAGGTTGAAAGTCCATTTGCTAACATAATTTTAGTTGGGTCTCTACTTCCAGGTGCAGTAAATGATTCAAGATGGGAAAATAACCAGGCTAAAACACCTATAGCAACAGCTTTTGGACCAGCTGGGTCAGATTGTAAACCAGATACTCTGGCGTAAGCGGCATCTACACCATTTACAAAAGTATTACTATTCGTATTTGTTAGTTTGATAGAACCATATAAACCAATCAAGTCAGCTAATAAATCACCATTGTTTTTAGCGTCAGTTGATATAATGTAATATTGAAAGTTTGTGCCAGCGGCAGTTTTATCTGAAAAAGTAAAGTCAGAAGCTGCTATTTCCGCATCTTGCCATACACCCTTAGCATCTCCAAGGGTAATAAAGATGGTGTTACTGTTATTTAAAGCGATAAGAGTATTTAATGCAAAATTTAAAGATTTTAACTGACTGAAAGTTGCTCCACCTGCTTTTAAAGTGGTTGGACTTAGAGTTTTTACGTTGTCGTCTGATATTAATTTATCATAATTGGTGGTGCCGAAGGTGGTAGATGAGGCATTGTTAATATATATAGCGGTGTTGTTGTGGTTGAAAGAACTAGTTTTACTAGTAGTTAAAATGTATGTAATTACATTACTTACTGTAAACAATGCACCGGCAGCAGTAGAAGTAGTTAATTTTACAGTGTAATCGAACACACTATCGGAAGTTCCTTGAACAGCTACATAGGTTGTAGTGTTCCATTTTAAATAATTAGATAAAGTCAAGGCAGAAAGTGTGCGAATAGAATGGGTTGGTGCAGTAACTTTAGAAAGTAACCATAATCTATAATTAACAGAAACAGTAGGTGTTACTGATGTGCCCGCTGAGGTATCTTCTCCGATTGCGTATAACAAATCAGCACTAGTTGCATCTTGAGTCGTGAAAATGAAAGAAGAATAACCACTTGTTCCAACTAAAGTAGAAATATCATATTGACTAACGCGTGAAGACTTTAGTTTGTTACCTAATCCGGTTTCACTGCTATCACTGGCACGTTTATGAATAAAAGCAATCAATTGACCATAAGTTATCACTTTTACCATAACACCAATATCTAATTCAGCACGAATAAACATTGTTAAGGCAACTTCTTGACCTTGAGAGAAAGCGGTTCCACTAGAAAGATTTTTGATTAAGTCACTGCTGTAACTGCCGTTGTAATAGGCAACGGTGTAGTTACCACCAGTACTGGTGTCACCAATGTAAACATCATTGATGTGTTGAGCAAGAGCTTGGAAAGTAGTCTCAGGACCACAAACTGCCACTAAATCTTTGATAATCGCAGATATTTCGTAAACGGTGGCAGAGCCAGACATAAGAATATCTGCTGCAGCAAGGCGCGCTAAAACTGGTTTCATAGCTGCTGGGAAACCAGTGGAGTCGGTAGAAAGCGGTTGATTTAAACCTGGCATTTATAAAGTATACGAATATATTATTTTATACAAAAATTAAATATGCTAAATATATTCAAACGCGCCTTGCTATTTTTTAAAATAAAATGAACTCTGATTCATAAATTGAATAACGATGCAAAGAAAATGCAAGGAATTGTCATTCAAAAATAACAATTGTGTTCAGTGATATCATGACTATGCTAAATACTCTTTATTTAGAATAATAGCGAAAAATACACATATTTTTATGTATAATAATGTATTATGCATCAAATAAGTCACATTGTTCCAAATGCAGGAGACGTATATTTAGAAAATCTGCGAATCATGTTGTATGCTAAAACGGATACTTTTGTGTCATCAAACACTTATTCAATTATATGCACAAATAAACATACACGTAATCAGTTTCAAATGCAAAATGTTAGATGTATAAATTCTTTCGTTTTAGAAGCAATGTTTCCTAAATTATATGAAGTCGGTAGTTATGAATTTAATATTCGATGCGAAAACATTTCATCAGCAACAAGTAATCAATACGTAGATATGGCGCAAGCATGTAATGTGAAATCAAAAATGGTTTCTGGAATATTAGCGGGATTTTCTTATTCAAATCTTCATAATGAAGGTAATAAAATAGATACAAATTCAGGGATATACACTCGTGAAAATATACCACTAGTCAACAATTCTTTCGTTGAAATCAATCACATGGAAAATATGCAGATTCATTGTGATATAGAATTTACATGTTATCCAATCATAAATAATGATGCAATGAAAATAATTATGTCATATGAAGGAGGCGATAATATAAATATTTACGGTGAGGGATTTGTATCTACAACCAAAATAGTAATGCAAAATAAAGAAATCAAAACACAGATTTTATCCGAAAAACATATACAAGCTATTTTACCGGCTTATGATGCAATCAATGAAGGTATATTAGGAGTGAAAATAAACGATGTCATTAAATATTCAAATATTACATTTAAATATACATTACCGGAAATAGAACAATTATCAATCAACAATCTAGGTAGTAATGAGAATCAAACACCAATTATTATATACGGTAATTTTTTTGTGAATCCAACAAATAATTCTGCGTCAACATTGAAGGTATATTTAAATGATATTCCTTGTAATAATGTTGTTGTAATAAATGAAACACGAATGTCATTTACGCTTCCAAAAATACTATGTGCAAATGTCTATCAATGTACTGTTGTAATAAACGAATATCGTTCAAATGAGCGATATATTGAAATTACCCCATATATTGCAAGAATAAACGAATCATCTATTTTAATAGATGACATACAATCGAAAGAATTAGAAATATATGGAAATGGATTTGATGAAAATATCGAAGTTTTTATGGGAAGAATAAACTGCACCATAATCCAAAAAAAAGAAGATTGTGTCACTATAAAAATACCAGAAAAAATTCGGCGTGTTGGAAGATATCCAATACATGTAAAAGTAAATAAATTAATGAGTAATGAAATCAAATGTGTAATTTCAAATCATGCGATTACTTTAATAGAACAACTGAATTCAAAGTTATATATTCATGGAAACGGTCTGAGCGGGGATGTAACCGTTCAGACTGGTAGTGAAAATATACAAATTAAAAACGATTCAGATAATGTTATTGTTCTTGAAAATCTCCCGGTTCAAGTGTTTGGAAGTTTGGATATAGTTGTCATAAAAAACACGATGGAATCAATGAAAATAACACATGTGATTACGTCACAACTTATAAATAAAGACGAAATGATGTTGTGCAATGCATCAAAAAATGAAAAAATAATATTGCAATATAAAGGCAAATATAACGGAAACAATTTGTATATTAAATTTCATCTACCTCCAAAAGATAATGATAGCGACCCATTGTATATAAAAATTTCGAAGCATGAAATATTCTTTGAAAATAATATAACAACCATTGTATTTCAAGCGCCTATGCAAGAAAATCCATGTATCAATATAGAAGCAGCATTATATATTAATGATGCATGGTTTGATTCATTTTTGTTCCATTATCTACCAAAAATAGAACTAGTATATCAAAATATAGTGCAATGGAATAGTGAATGTATTGTCGAATTAGTGGGCGATAATATTCCATCTACTGGGAAAATCATTGTCGATGAAATCCTACATGATTTTGTTATTCAAGCCGAATCGTCGGTCGCTATACCCCCATTTCAAATAGCCGGTAAAAAGACGACTGGGATTGTTTTTGATAAATATCCATCCATTCATTTTCCAGTAAACATATTTGTCTTGCCGCAGGTGACAGGTACTGAATTTTTGGAAAGTGATATAATGGTAATAGTAGGGAATGGATTTTGTAAGAATATAAAGTATAGAGCAACACTGCATGGGCAAGATGTCGAAATGATGTATAGATGTGAATCTCAATGTGAAATGAAAACCGACCATTTTTCACACGACAAACCAAACCACATTTGTTTGTATGTAGACGAACATTTGTTTTTTGAAGGGGTCGTGCAATATCCGGAAAGATTGACCATGATTACGCCGAATTATGGAATATGTTCTCACTCGCAATATGTCATGGTAGATGGATATGGATTTTCAAAACAAACAAAGGTCGTCTTTGGTGCGAAAACCATCGAAGACGTGGATTTTATTTCACATTCGCAAAT